ACGACATACGAAGCGGATTTGTACGCCGAGCCCGTGATCATTCGGCCCGCATTCGGCCAGACGTGGCCAACGACCTACGACAGGTTTGGGGCTGTCCTGGTGACGATGGTGGCTGGATACGGTGCGGCCAGCGCTGTGCCGGAGGACGCGAAACAGGCAATCCTGTTGCTGGCCAGTCACTGGGTTGAGAGCCGCGAAGCTGTGTTGACGGGGACAATCTCGAAGGAGATCGAACTCTCTTACACTGCCCTCACTGATCGCCTGAAGTGGGGGAACTACGCATGAGGGCGGGTCATCTGTCACAGCGGGTCGAGGTGCAACGACTGTCGGCGAGCGTCAACGGTGCTGGCCAGATCGACGAGACCACGGAAGGGAACTGGGTGACGTTCGCTGTTCGCTGGTGTCAGATGGTTACCCGCGGCAGTCGTGAATTCTTTCGCGGTGTTGAGGTCGCGGCAGACATCACACATCAGATCACAATGCGAGCCGATCCGCAGAGCAAGGCGTTCACTGTCAAGCAGCGGTTACGGTTGGGGGATCGAGTCTTCAACATCAGCGGCCCGCCTTTGGATGTTGACGAGAATAGCGAGATGGTGCGGTTCCCTGCTGTGGAGGTGGCGCAGGATGGCTGAGCCGACACGCCCAGGGATGGCACGGATGCGGCGCGAGAGGTCGGCCCAGCGTACCGGCTTGTTCAAAACTGCGGTTCTGGAACTGACTGGTGATGAACGCCTAAAGGCCGCACTGCTGAATCTTGCCGACAAGCAAACGCGAGCGGCCATTCAAACCGGCTTGCGTGCGTGTGTCAAAGAGTTTGCGGTTGGCATCAAGCATCAAATTCCAGCCGACCTGAAGAATTTACAACGACTGGTCGGAAGCGGCCTAACCAAGGCCAAGGCGAGGAAACAAGGTGCTAAGGCTGGGTTTTCGGTGGCGGGCGCATTCAAGCGAAAACAGCCGAAACGTAGCGGGAAGAATGTCACCAAGGCAGGCAATCCCAAGGGTGTGGGGCTGGGATCGCGTAATGTCATGTGGGCAGCGATTAGCACACAAGATCGAGTGGTGAAAAAGACCCGCATGTATGTTGGCACGAGCCTGCGGGAAGTGACGAACTGGAGGACAGGCAAGATGCCAGCAATTCTAGGGGATGCCGTCAGGCATGGCGTCGAGGCAAAACAGCGATCAGGAGTCACGGCGATGGAAAAAGCCGTGTGGAAGAGGCTCATTAAAGACATCATAAAGCAACAGGCAAAGTGATGGCCATCGAGATCGGACTCCGCACGCTGCTACTTGCACAGTCGTCTATCACGACGCTGGCCCCCGCCCAGACTGTCGGCGGTGTGGCGTTTGACGCGGTGTTCCTCGACAACGCGGCGGAGGGTGTGAAGCCCCCATACATCATCATCACGCAAACCGGGCACGATCCATACAAGCGACTCGACGGAACAGGCGGGACACTGCGGAAGACCGAAGTGGATATCGACTGTTACGCGAGCAACCGGCCCGCCTCAATCACGCTGGCCGGTGCCGTGGAGACGTTTCTCCGCGACTACGTGGGGGCAGCGGGAGCATCAGACACCATTAACGCGGTCCTCTGGGAAAATGCACGGGATGACACGATTCTGACCGGCGACGGGCGGGACCAACGGCATTACGTGCGAAGTCTTCAGTTCTCAATTCAACACACTTAGGAGGTGTGAACAATGGCGATTGTGAAGTGCAAAGGCACGAAACTTCAGCACACGGTTTCCGCGAGCCTCGTGGATATCGCGCAGATCCTTTCCATCGAGCACAGCGGCAGCGGGTCCGAGACCTTCGACTCTACGACCCTCGACGGCGGCGTCTACAAGACCTTCGCGCCGACTGGCTACAGCAACCCCGGCCAGGTGTCTGCAGAAATCTTCTACGACCCGGCTCTTGCAGGGCATCAGGCAGTGACCGACCTGATCGCGACTCCCGCAACGAACGCGATGAAGATCATCTATGCCGACACGGCTGCAACGAATCAGGCGTTTACCTCGGCTGGGGTGGAGTTCGGGGCGACCGTCGCAATGGATGACGGCTTGAAAGCATCGCTCACCTACACGGTGACCGGTGACCCGGGGTGGCCTAGCTGATGCAAGCCCGAATCATTCGCGAAGACATCGAGATCAGCCCGTCTGCTGTGCTGTCTGAGGACGAGCAGGCCCAGACAGTCACGCGCGATACGTGGCGAAACGGGCAGATGGAGCCAGTGCGGTTCTGGAAACTCGGAGCCATTGTGTCGCGGCCTGATTCCTACATGCTGGTCCGCATGGGGATTGCCGAGCCGCACGACGAGGAATGCCTGCAACGTGCGGCCATGACTCCCGACGATTTCCGGCAGGCACAGCACGCAGCCCGCAGGGTATCGGCGGGAATCTCCCCGGAGGACTTCCCGTATTACGATGCCGGGATCATCACCGGTTACAACCCCGACGGCAGCTACATCCCCGGCCCGAACTGGGACCAGATGCCGCACGACGACGAAGACGAGGACGACGAGTGAGCCGAAAAGCATTGCTGAAGCGAGTTCCCAAGGCTGTCGAGATCAACGGAGAGCCGGTGTTTGTCCGGAGTCTCACGCTGCGGGAAGCGATGCGGTTCGACGAACTCGCCAAGAGCGACGAGACAGGGAGCTTGCACTACCTGGTGCAGGCTGCCGTTGTCGACGAGGCGGGTAACTCACTGTTCGCTGATAACGATTCTGAGATTGACGACATCCCTGTTGACGTGCTGCGGCAGATCGGGGAGGCAGTCCAGAAAGTTTCGGCGGCGGGCAACGTGGAGAAAGCCGCAAAAAACTAGCTGCCGATGATCTGGTGCTGTTCGTCATGCGGCTGGCAGCGCAGGATCATCGGTTGTCCAAGTGGGAAGAACTTCTGGACGAACTCACTCCCCGGCAGGTGACCGTGTTGCAGGCATTCGCACAGATCGAGGGCTGGGGCAAACGTGCCGACGATCACAGGGCGGCAGTGCAGACAACGATCCTCGGCAGTGCATGGGGAGCGAAGATAGACTATGGCAAGGTCGCGGACGCATTCCGCCCGCAGGACAAGCCGCAACCACGGGAGATGACTCCCGACGAGGTGGCAGCAGGCATGAGGAGGGTCAGGCATGGCGGTGATCGGTAACCTCGTTGCAAATCTGGTGGCGGACACCTCAAAATTTACCGGCCCCATTCAGCAGGCAGAGGCCCAGGTAAATCGCACAGCGTCTTCCATCCGTTCGTCTGGCGGGTTGATTTCCGGAACCGTGGGGATGCTGTCCCGTGGGGTTGGAGCCGCAATTGGCGGCGTCGCACTCCTCGGAGGGGCTGCGGCTGCCGGCATGGCCACGGCAATGTCGGTGACAATCGCGGCCCGCAAGCAGGTGGCCAAGTTAGAGGCGGTTGTCGCGTCGACCGGTGGGGCGGCCGGGTTTACCGCACAGGAAATCATCGATTTCGCTGACAGTCTCGAACTGGTCAACGACATTAACGCGGATGTGACGACCTCGGCGGCTGCGGTGCTGGCGACATTCACACAGATCAAGGGGGATGTGTTTAAGGAGGCGCTCATTGCGGCACAGGATCTATCGGCCGTGATGGGGCAGGACATGCAGAGCAGCATCGTGCAGATCGGCAAGGCGTTGAACGATCCGATTACAGGATTGACGGCCTTGCGGCGTGTCGGCGTGTCGTTTTCGGAGCAGCAACGCCAGCAGATCACAGCGATGGCCAAGGCCGGCGACGCGATGGGCGCGCAGAGGATGATTCTCGCCGAACTGAAGGCCGAGTTCGGCGGAGCAGCAAACGCGATGAGCAACCCGTTTGTGGTTCTGAAAAACGTGGCGGGGCGAGCAATCGAGGGGATCGGGGCATTGGCACTGCCGGCGCTGCAAAGTCTGGCGAATATGCTCACAATTGTCATCGCACCGGCAGCAACCGAAATGCTGACCCAGTTCGAGGAGATCGGGAATGGGATTCGGGATTCTCTGGTTCCGCCGATGCAATATGCAATCGCCGTGGTGGCGAACATCGGGACGTCGATCAAGCTGCTGGCCGTCAATACTGCGCTGACATTGGTTCAAATCGGCAACGCGACGGCATACTTCTTCACGGATCAACTGCCAGCGTACTTCAACTGGTTTCTCGACAACTGGGGCAACCTCTGGACTGACGCCCTGGCGATCACGCAGACGGCCTTCTCGAACCTCGGTGCGAACATCGCCACCAACATGGCGGCGATCTGGGATTTCATTTCCGGCGGCGGAATGACCGCACTGGAAATGACATGGACACCTCTACTAGACGGGTTCGAATCGACTGTTGGGGACATCGCAACGATAGGCGAGCGCGTTCCAACCGAACTGGAAAACACATTGGGAGAGATGGTATCGGGGCTGGAAGGTAAACTGGCGGCGGACATGGCAAGTACGATGGCATCATTGCAGGGGACGATCGACAAGAAGCCCCTAACGCCAAGGGTAAAATCCGCAGAATCTCCCGCTGAAGCGATCAAGCCCACGGAAACCAAGGCGGTTGGAGCCGCACAGAAGGGTACGCGGGAGGCCCTGTCCGCGATCTTCGGGAGCATTCGAGGCGAGGATTACCAACGCCAACTGGTCGCTCTCCAGCAGCAGGGCCTGGCGATCCAGCAGCAGCAACTCGACGCGCTGGAAGGGCTGGCCAATGAAGAAGGGGTGGAAATCGACTGATGGCAATTACCAAGATGGGCGAGGTGTCTGGGCAGTCTCTGGACTACGCCAAGCCATACGACTCGACGAGTTCTCGAAAATGGATTGCGGTCACGAACCACAATTTCCACACGTCGAGCGACGTCTACCAGTACGGGTTGGATAACGGCATCCTGCCTCTGCCCTATGTCACGTTTCACCCGGTCCTAGTCGGTCATCTGTGCCGATCGATCAAGGTCACGCAAGACGGCGGGGCACCTCGGCAATGGACAATTGAGGCGGAGTACAGCAGCAAGCCGACGAGGGAAGACGAGTCGGAAGAGAATCCCCTCAATCGGCCCCCGCGGATTCGATGGCGGACATCGAATTACCAGAAGGCGATATGGCAGGACATCAACGGCAAAGGAATTCTGAACTCTGCGGGCGATTATTTTGACCCGCCGGTTGAGGTGGACCGAGCCTACTGGACAGTCTCTGTCTCGAAGAATGTCGCGGACGTGCCGACGTTCATTCTGGATTACGAGAACGCAGTCAACAACGCGGCGATCACAATCGGCGGTGTTGTCATCGGGCAATATGAAGCCAAGCTGTCGGACATCGAGATCAGCGAACTGAAGATTGAAGGCGATTACCAGTACTTCGAGTTCAGCTACACCATTGAGCGGCGGCGGGAGAAATGGATTCCCCTGAAGGTGCTTGACCAAGGATTGCGCTACAAGAGTGGCAGCGACCGGAAGCACATCATGGATCAATCGTCGCCTCCTCGGCCAGTCTCATCTCCCCGGTTGCTTGATGGGGCTGGGGCAGTCCTGAGCGACCCGACGCCAGACAATGCGAAATACCAGGACTTCACCGTCTACTACGCTCGAAACTTCTCCGTCCTTCCAGGGGTGACATAATGGCCAGACTGATCGGCACGCTGCAGCTCGACGCGGGATCTGTTGAAGATCAGCACATCAGCAGCAGCACGAAGATTGATGCGGACAAGGCACAGCATCTCTACCGCGCGTGGACGAACTTCGCGCTTGCAATCGGTGCTACGCCGGTGGCCCGCGAAGAGATCGTCCACGTCTGCGAGGTTGCAGGCACGATCCGCCAGTTCGCGGCCCTCTGCAACGAGACCGGCACGGCGGCAAGCGTGACGTTCGACCTGAAAAAGAACGGCACGTCGATCCTCTCCAGCGTGGTCACGATCACCAACGCAACGGCTGACAAGGCTGTGGTGGATGGCACGCTGTCGAGCACGACAGTGGCGGTCGGTGACGTGCTCTCAATCGCTCTTGCGGTGTCAACATCGACAGGGATGCAAGGGCCGTTTGCGTGGTTGACCGTTGAAGAAAACGGGGCACCCTGATGGCAGGCAACACGTTTTCCAATGATGCCGTTCAACGCATTCGGCGGACGGTTCGGACTGTTGAAGGGCAGCAGGAACTCCCGCAGACTTCGCGGGCGAACACGACCGTCCATCAGTTCGATTACGCATTGATTGGGAAAACAGATGCCGCACTGAACAAGGGAAGCAGCGGGACTATCTCGATTTATTCGGGCACCGATCCGGCTGCACTCACAGATACCGGAGAAAACGTCACGGCGTACAACCGGTTCGGCAACATCGCCTCTGGGAAATGGGTGGCGGTGTGGACGATGCCGTGGGGATTCGAATGCAAGGCTGCTGAATGCTGATTCACCGCGAGGGCTGGTTGTACTCGGGAAAAACTCCAGCGTTTTTCTCTGGTCAGTCTGGGTGCTACTGCTGCACTCCTGCAACGAATCCTGTTGTATGGTTTTACGGAGTCAAAGTTGGTGCAGTGCCGATACGTGATACCGATTCATACATTGAAGATGCGTGGACATCTAAAACGGATGGGCCAACGCCAGCCAGATCGAGTTGTCAAAGTGCCTCACTGAATGGCATTGCTTATGTGTTCGGAGGCGTGGCGACAATCTCGCCTTATTACCAGACCGAAAACAATCAGTACGTGCATTCAACCGACACGTTTACAGCCAAAAGCGCAATGACTGCGGCCCGTTATCAGGGCTTCGGACTGCCGATAGATGGCAAGGCTTATAGCTTTGCTGGTAATGATACCGGGACAGTATCGCGAACGAGTTATCAGTATGACGCCTCTGCCGATTCATGGGCCACAAAAACAGATACGCCAACGCCAGCGCGAAAAGACCATACTGGTTTTGCACTCGGCACAGATGGGTACATAGTCGGTGGTTCTGATGGTGGGTCGACAGTTTATGCCGACAACGATCAATATTCGCCGGGCTCGAATGCGTGGACATCAAAAACCAGCGTCGGCACAGGGAGATTAGGCGCGACGGGATTTGCCGTGGATGGGATCGGTGTCTTCTGCATTGGCAATGCTGGCTTCGGCGTGCTGTCAAAACTGACCGATAAATACACAGCGAGTTCGGATTCTTGGGCGGCAGGTCCGGTGATCGACTATTGGTACTCGACCCCCGCCAGATACTACGGGGCTGGCAATTCGTCAAACTCCACCTCACCTGGTTTTGTTTCTGGCGGTCTTACGGGTGCGGGCAGTGCATCGGCCAAAACAGATAAATACAATGCAACAACAGACCTCTGGTCGGCTGGTGCCGATGCGCCAACACCGGCCCGCTGGCTTTCAACCGCAACAGAATCGGCATGATTACCACCATCCTCGGCGACCATCGACACTTTCATTCCTCTTGGCAGATCGATCATGCAATCACTGCCAAGGCTGGCGGTACGGTCTACGGGTGTTACCGGCAGGCGGTCCGCGAACTGCACAAGCGATGGCGTGGGCTACGTGGGCTTTATGCCGAGCGGGCCAAGCTGGTAAGCGATTGCGACAAGGCACAGGGCGTACAACGCTGCGAGATGCGATTGCAAGCGGTCGAAGCCGATCACGTGATTGCCGACACCGAACGGGAGTTCCTGCAATTCTGGGAGCAAGCGGTGGCGTGTCGTCGTGCGCTGGGGCTGGCCGATGATCAGCAGATGCCGGAGGACATGCGGGACCGGCTGGAGGGTGAGTTCTGGGAATATCAGATTCGATCAATGGCGGCGGTCGATTTCATCACGACCGGCAGGCTGTCGCGGAACACGGTCGAGATTCTCGCGGCAACCAAGGGCGGACAGCGGCAGCGATTAGTGTCTGCTATCCTTGATCCGCAGGCACATGACACACTGATCCAGTGGTACCTCAACCACGAGCCCGAGCTACCCGAACCGGTGCAGGCCCTGCCGGGTTCCCCACGAGAGGCGATCGAATGCGCATCGCGGATTTTGTCCGAGCCGCCCGCGAATGGAATAACGGCGGGGTGGCTGTCCAGTCCCGCCGAGAATACCGTCAGCGGCTGAAAGCGTGTGAGGGCTGCCGTTGGCGTTCGGGCCTGATTTGCACCCTGATCCATTGTCGGTGCCGGATCGCATCCTATGCGCTCGACAAAGGCAATGATTGCCCGCATGGCAAGTGGCCTCAATCGTCGAGACAGTACCCACCAGATGGCGGCAATCCCGGCGTGCTCCCCCAGCGAGCACGCAAGACCGATTGACCGCTGCCAGCCTGCACCCCCTGAGGCACAGGCGGCACGGCATAGGCTGACAGGGCGAGACCGAGAGCAATTCCGGCGAGGATGGCGAGGCGGGTCATCTCACTTCCCCCCCTTCTTCGGCCTGCCACATCCCCGGCGTTTCTGCAGCCGTGCGACCTCGGCGGCGGTGAACTGCCAGTCCCTGCCGACCTTGCGACCTATGCCGGTGGACTTGGCGAGGTGCTGCACTTGGCGGGGGGTGATGCCGAGACGGACGGCGACTTCTGGGACGAGCATTGCGTGGGCTCCTGAGAGGGATTGCCCCCCCGCGATGTGCAGGGGGCGGGGTGAGGGGAGGGGTTTACTCGTCGTCGGCCTGCCTAACCGATCCCTGTTCAAACTTCGGCTCAATTCCGTCATCGTCGGGTCCTGCATACTTGCCGTCATCGCCAAACCAATCTAGGTAGTGGTATTCGGGGCGGCTGACAGACTGGCCGATCTCGTCGGCAAAGTACGCAAACACCAAGAAATCGACGTCGTACTTGATTCCTTCGATCAACTTGATCTTCATCACTTGTCTCCCGGTTGGTTTCGCTTCGCGTTAGTCGCGTCGCATGTCAGAAATATATCGGCACGGCGAACAGTTTGCAAGAGTGATTCCGAAGAATTTCCGAACCCCCGGGGAAATTCCCGGGGGGCTGGGTCGGGGATGGGTTACAGGCTGGTTTCCAATCCAGTCTCATTCCGGAAGATCTGGCGGAGGCTGTCGGCGTAAACGTCGCTGTGACTGGCAATCGTCTTGATCGCCTTGCCGACCTTCAGGAATTCAACGGTGTAGGTGTCGGTGGGATCGAGGATCACCCGGACGCAGTTGATCCCGTTGCGAACAAAGTCGCGGGTGGAAGGAAGCTTGAACTGCAGGCCGTTTCCGAGGTCCATCATCTGCTTCGCGCCGGTCATCACGACAAACTTGTTACCGCCAAGCTGGGCCAGAATCGTTTGAGCAATCATCACTATCTCCCGGGGTTGGTGTCCGACTCGCGTTGTGCGTGTCTGATGAGGTAAATATATCGGCGTGGCGAAGAG